CCATATATCACACCGATAATCCTTATCGCACCTGGTGAAACGATACTAACTTATTGGTCATAAAATGAACTGGTCAGTATTGTGGTAATATAGGGAAAATACAGAATAATTGGATTATATTGGGAATGGATGAGAATGATTCTCATTTGCGTTGGGATAATCGCAAGGATATTGTAAGAAATGGGTCTTAGTTTCTTCCCGCGATTATCCTTAGAGAATTATTCTATATTATTCGCCGGTTTTCGCACAAAAATGGTGAATTTCATCGACGGTTATAGTATAGGCCTGCAATAATTCATCAGAAACCATATATTTTCTGACATATTCTGGACCCTTTACAATATAATCAATGGTTTCTATGGTTTCCAGAAACCCAGGGAGATTATGATTCTCTCCGAACTCATTAACCATACGTAATGCTTCTGCTGTTGTCATAGTGTATCCCTATGGATGAAAATCGATAGTTGAACTATACAGGTTCTGGTGGGCTTGGCAAGAATAGTTGACCGGAATGCAAGGCAAATTGGAAAAAACTATTGGTGGCGCGTTGGTGATAGCTTTAGATTATATGACCAGCCTCCGCGTCCACCCCAGTCGTGCTTTCGAATGGTTGGATTCTACAGGAGCCACAAGGTTTGGCAAGTATAGTTGACCAGGATGGTGGATAGTTCAGAGCTTGAACTATATTTCCCGAAAAGCCCGAGGTTTTTGCATAATAATTGTGCAATTTAGTTCAGAGATATAACTATATTATATAACGCCCAGGCTCCGTGTGCACCCCAGTAGCTTTCGAATGGTTGGATTCTACAGGTCCTAGAGCATTCGGGCAACCATACCGACCAATCCGGTCAACTATTCCGAGGGTGCTTGCCAAACCCGGTGGTTCTGGTAGAATGCGTCCATGTTGAATTTGAAAGGAAACAAAATGCAAGCAACGCAACAGTCCCTGGCCCAAGCTCTGGCCGTTATCAATACCCAGATCAAGTCCGAATTGGACCAGGCTCTGATTCGCCTCGAAGCTGCTCGGAAAGCTCTGGCTGATGAGCGTGAGAATGTGAAGCTGGCCGAATTCCGGCAGCGTGAGGGTCTGAAGCAGATCCGTGCCCTTATGCGTCAGCACAAGCTGTCGGTTCAGGATCTGGCCTAATAGTTGACCGGAGGGATGGATATTTGCCATTCCCTCCGGTTCTGATACAATCCATTCCATAGTAAATCGAAAAGGAAACAAAAATGTTCAAAACACCTACCCCCGACACCCTGCTGTGGATCGCTAACTGGCTCTCCGGTGTGTGCTGCGGTTTTGCTGTGGTGATGTTGATCCAATCCCTTTCCAAATAAGGAAAAACCATGTACCTAACCAACGATTCTCTGGTTTTCTTCGGCACCATCGTGGCCTCTGCGGTCCTGTATGGTCTCCTCGTTTTGCTTTGATAGGGTAAAATTATGTCATACAATGGCTGGTCCAATCGTGAAACCTGGCTCATCAATGTCTGGTACTTTCCTGAGAGCCGAGCGGACGTGGAGTACATCCGCGAAACCTTGGAGGAACAGTATGACGCCATGCCGGCCGGTCCGCTGAAGGACATGGTGGCTCTTGGTGAGGTGGACTGGGAGGAGCTCCTGGCTCACTTTGAAGAGGAAGAGGATGCCCTGGAGGAATAACTGACCATTCCGGTCAAGTATTCCAAAAACGCTTGCCAAATCCTCCAGGACCTTTATACTCCATTCCATAGTAAATCGAAAAGGAAACAAATGAAAGCAAACCAACAAGCGATCTGGGACCTGACCAAGGAATTGTCGGATGTACTGGCTGCGGACTACATGAAGCGGACTGGTTGCAGTGGTCCGGATGCTCAACACTACGCCACCGGATACACCTGGTCCATGCTGGCTGGCTTCGTTGAATTTGGCGCCAGTAAGCGTAAGGCTGTCGCAGAAATCCAACGGTTGATCGCTGTGAAGCGTGATGCGATAATTCTCTGAGGAAATAGAGATGATCCCTTTTCATTCTGTTCGCCTGGGTGAGCTGTTCACCCACTATGGCACCCTGTTCCTGAAGCAGACCGATTACACCGCGCTGAAGGTAGGGACGCTCGCTGTTTGGAAATTTGATGGTTCTGAGGCCTGTAAGATATAAGGAGAAAGCTATGAGAGGACGCATTCGGTTGCTGGTGGGTTTTCTGATGGTGTTCGGTGGCGCGGGCATCCTGGACAATGGAGACCCGGATCTGGGCTACGGTTTCTTCGTTTTGGTGACGGTCGGTGTTGCTCTGATAGCGTCGGGCTTGGAGCATATCAGAAAGCCAGTGTAAGGGCAAGAGCCTTTTTTGACTGTATGGGGGTGAAAGCTAGAAAAAGCCCCACCAGGTCAAACTCTTTTTTCCTATTTTTTATTTTCTGGGCCGGATTCTGAGGATTCTAAAATTTTTTCCACAGGCCACTAATATCATTTTCTCTTTTTCACTCCAGGTTTAACCCTCGTAATCTTCGTCTTTACTCTTCCTGTTTTCTTATTCATTGTTTTCGTGGTTCTTATTGATCCTGCAAGTTTCACGATTCTTTTAAATAAATTACCCACTTCATTATTCCTTAATTTTTTCCTGCCAAGTTTTTTGGAATTTGAAATTTTTTCCAGGCCGGTTTTGTTCTATAATACAATTCTCTGTTATATGATAATATAGAAGGATAGTATAAATCTTTCAGTAACTTCATAATCTTTGTGTCTATACCCATTCTGTCATATTCATTCTTTACTCTGAAATGGTCACATTTTTTATTTACGGGTAAGGAGAGCATTATTAATACTTCTTCTCTGTTAAACTCTGTAAAATTTTCAAAGCAAAGAAGTCTACTAGTCTTTAAAGTTTCCGTAAAGATGGGGTCGATCCCCAGAGTATAGACAAGGAAGTCACTGATCATCTTATCTTCTGCAACATACTTGGGATGGGGTATGTTGATGAGGTTAGGATATTTGATGATTTCTTTGATGAGATCACGGCTAATAATCATGCCTGTGCCACCAACGTGATATGGTTGAAATATGCCGGCTTTACCGGAAAGGCACCGGGTTGTAGGAAGCGCGGAAAGCCGTTCTAATAGTCCGTCAAAATACCAGAATGTACTGAGGTTAGTTCTGACTAGGTAATCGTAATCGAAGTTTTGGTCAATGTACTCCATGGCACGGATGACTTTTCTGGTGGACCAGGGAGGAGTGACCGTTTCTTTGAGGTCAGGATAGACCAGGTCGTATTCTCTTGGAGTAAAGGTAGTACCGGATCCATAGGTGAAAAAGACTTTGACATTAGGATTCCTGTGCATATAGGATTCATAGATGGACTTGAAGAATCTATAAATCGGTTGGTTGTCGGATGCCAGTACAAGAATGATGCATCTATAATATGGTTTTTCCATAATATTCTTGGAGGAGTATCTTGGCTATTTCTACGTCTATGGTTTCTCTGTGTTTACGGCTCTTGATGCGGAAATGGTCATGGTTCTGTTGTCGAGCGGATTCTATTTCTTTCAGTACAAGGTCCCGGTCAAAATGAGTGAAGTGTTCCATGAAGTGTATGGCTCTGGGATTACTGGCCCTCGGTTTCATATTTCTATCAATAAAAAACTGGCTGAGAGCCCAATCTTCTGGTAAGTTTTCGGAAATAACTTCTTTTTGGTTGCGTACCATTTCTTGTACTAAGTCTCGGCTCAGTAAGAGGTCTACACCAGAAACATAGTTGGGAGATTTTCTGTCAATGTAAACACAGGTACGTAACGTGCCAGTAAAACAATTTTCTTTGGGTTCTCTGTCGAGGCGGTTCAGTAGCGTTTCAAAATCCCAGAAGGTACTGATATTGGTTCTCAGAAGAAAATCGTAATCATAATTGTTTTCGATATACTCCATACCACGCATCGTCTTTGTTATCATACCGGGATAATAATTCTCTTCAATATCATCAAAGATCAAATCGTGTTCTTGTCTGTCGAAGTCTGTGTCACTTCCGTACAACATCAGGACTTTGACATTTGGATTGACATCGTGATATGCATGGTATATTTTTCGGAATTCTTTGTATAACTTATTATCGTCCGATGCAAGAACAAGAAGAATAACTCGATAATAGGGTTTCATTTATCAATCCTAATTTTAGGAAAATATCTGATGAACTCTACATTCTTTTTCTTTGATAAAACATTGGAACGAATCTCGTCATAAAAATTCCAAGCCAAAGGAACAATTACAATCTTTTCATTTTCTTCCAGTATGGCATCTGGATGTTTGATGGGTATGTGCATTCCTGGAGTATACAATCCGTGTTTCAGAGGATTGTCATCTACAATATAGTCTAATTTAATCTGTCCAAAATTTAAAACTGTACTGCCCTTGGCTGCAGCACCGTAACCAATGATTTTGTAACCTTTGTAACGATACTCATCAATTACAAATTTTAAATCAGAAATAATTTTGTAGACATTATTCCAATAGAACATCAATTCTTTGTTTAACCTGAGTGGCATTTCCTTTTCGATAAATTCTTCAGACCGGTCGCCTTCTTTACCAATTACAAAGATGAAACTGGTTCCGTGAATGGGCATACGCACAACATCAATCAATGCAAGACCAGCACGTTTTACGCAGGCAGCCATTGACTTAACACTAAAGAAAGAAAGATGCTCGTGATAGATTGTATCAAACTCATTGTTTGCAATCATATTAGCTTGTGAAGTCTGAATGAATATTCTTCCAGAATCACTTACAACATTCTTACAATATTCTAGAAATTGTACGGGGTAACTATTATGTGCAAAAACATTCTGTGCCAGTATCATATCAAATTGAACACCGAAACTTTTAATATTATCTTCTGTTAGATAATCACAGATAATATTCCCTTGTTGTGAACTCAACTCTAGTAGATTTTCGGCTGGATCTATACCGTATGTTTCATAACCTTTCTGTTTGTAGAAAGAAAGTTGAGCGCCATCATTACATGCAATATCTAAAACTGTCTTTGCGTTCTGTACATACTTCTCGGTGAAAGGAACAAATTCTTCGAAGTGTTTCATACCAGTTTTACTAGTACCAGAAACATACAAATAATTTTTAAATAGATTGTCTGGATGTACAATATGACTGAGTTGTAAATGTGTACAATGTTCGCAGAACAACAACTTCAGTGGATATAATTGTTCGGGTTCATCAGGTGAAGACAAATAATAATTTGCAAGTGGTTGATTTTTCAAATCTAAAACTTGAGTTAATTCATCATTACCACATGCGAGACATTTTTTATTTTCTGTAATCATAACCATCTTTCATTCGCAAGAGTCCACTTTACAACTTGTTCGATGCGAGTCTCAAAATCATACTTAGGTTCCCAACCTAGTTCCTTCATATACTCACCACTCAGTGCGTATCTGAAATCATGTCCAGGTCTTTGTAGGTCATAACTGACCATTTTATACTTTAAAGGTTTATTGAGAATGTCAGCAATTTTTTGTGCAACAACTAAGTTACTAATTTCCTTTTGGCCGACGATGTTGAATTTCGGGCAAGTGAAATGTGGATCTTGTAATTTAAAACCTTTATGTGGAAGATCCATAATAAACATGGTCGCATCCGCCACATCGGCCGCATGTACCCAATGACGAAGGCCCGATTTTGTTCCCGTTTCTGGGTCACAATGTATCGTTACCTTTTCGTCAGCCAATACTTTTCTCATAACAACACCAATAAACTTTTCAGTTAGTTGCCTTTCACCGAAAACATTCATAGTATGAGTACAATAAATCGGCATGTTGTAGGTGTTCTCGTAAGCAACACACAGTTCTTCGGCGCCGGCTTTTGTTGCGCTATATGGGCTTCGACTATTGTATCGGTCGTATTCTGTAAATTCAACTCCATCAGGTGCCGAACCAAATACTTCATCTGTACCAAAGTTAATAAATTTTTCTAAATTAGGTAAATGGTGTCTGGCATATTCCAGAAGATTGCAAGTGCCAACAACATTGTCCATAACAAACATCATTGGATTTTCAATGGAGCGATTCACATGACTACCTGCGGCCATATGAATGATAATATCAACATTACCAATTTGTTTGACTAGTTGTGAATTAATTTCTGCACGGAGATCGTGATGAATGACCTTTAGTCGTTTCATTGTTTGTGCAGGAAATTCTTGACCTAATTCGGACAAACGATTTAGATTGCCGGAAAAGTCTAGGCGATCCATTGAAATGATATTGTATTCTTCGTGTTTCAGAAGTCTACGAATCATGTGGTGGCCAATAAAACCGGCACCACCCGTAACTAATACTGTTTTCATTTTAATTTACAAAGTTATTCAGATTTATTATATAGTTCTTGTTTGATTCTTTCTTTCCATTGAATGGCGTCTTCCTCATAATCGAAATGTGGGCTGAGTTCGTCATCATGGTTTTCATCGTCTACCCAAACATAGACACCTTGGAATTCGTCAGATATCAATTTCATATATTCACCTTTAAAATGAAAGCAAAGTACAAGGCCACAAATGCAAAATAAACAGCAACATAAGTAAGTGCTCTAGACCTCCACATCGTGGCCGCAAAAAACATTCCCATTACAAAAGAAAATAAATTTAACGTTTCGAGATGGATTGAGAAGAAGGAATTCATATATATAAGTAGAAACACTAATATCGTTAATACTAATAGGAGTTCTAGAAATGTTTTCTTATCTACTACCAATCAAGAACATTATTAGCTGGTTACAAGATTTCACTAAAGACATGCATCAAGTTCAACTTGAAGCTTATGTTTGTTCCAGAAATCCAAAGCACCCAGCAGATATAGATCGTTTAGTGCGTGAATTTGAAACTCGTTCACGCTTGTGCCTCTAATCGAATCTTTGACCACTTTTTAAGTTTCTCCATTTTGGCCATGCGGGCTCCATTTATATTGGAGTCAGATACAATGGCTTTACGAATGAGAATCTCTACCATTGCGAGAAGGTCACCAATTTCTTCCTCTAAACATTCTTTATTGGTTTTATTGGTGACTGGATGCTTCGAGTCGAATCCAAAACGAAAAATCTTGGAAATAGCCTGAGTGACCTCTGCGCACTCTTCTTGGGTGATGCAGAAGATTTCTTTCTGTTCTTTATTCATTGAGAAACACCGGTTCGCCACTATCGGATCCGACATAATCTTCGGCCAGTTCTTCGGCCTTATTCTGCGAACCAATACCATGAACTGCATTTACAAGGCGTTCATCCTCGAACATTGTCACAGAATATCCAGCAGGATATTTTTTAATCTGTGCTGTTTTTGAACCATTAAAAAATTCAGAGATTAACATATAATTCCTTATGCGATAAGCCCAATAAAACGATTAAGAATAACTCGGTTATTCACACGAGCGCTTGTGTATTTACTAAATGCGGAAACAAGCCCGCGAGTCGTTGCATTTTCTCGGACAACAAATTCTGTATCATCTTCGGTATTCAATGCGTTCGACCTCAAAATGTAATAGTCATCAAATGAAGTGTTTGTGGAAATAACGTACTTGTTTTTTCGGAAGTCAAGTTTTATGTTATCAATTTCTAACGCAGAAATATTTCTGGGGAAAAACATCGATAACTTATTCATCAATTCTCGGTTGGTCGTTACATAAAAACCAATAACATTAGAATTTGTACGTTTCTTCAACAAACGAATAAGAGCATTTGTTTGAGAGAATGAATTGTATATGGAATCAATTCTATACTTTTCTTCATTTTTTGTAACTGGGTCAACAAGAACAACGTGCGAAGCTTTTTTGTATAATCCATCAACCGTAATATACCGAGTATCTTGCATTCTTTGGCCATCATAATAATTCGTCAAATTACCACCTTCACCATCAGTCAACACAACAGTATTTACAATTTGCAGTTTATATTTTTTCTGAAATTGTGGAATAATTTCCATTGCAGCAATAAGCGTTTCGTTCAAAGGAGTTCCAGTCAAGCGAAACCATTCTGGTGTATAAACTCTACCGTGATGACAAATACCAGACATAACCATCAATGCGCCGCCGGCAGTGGTGAACTCATTGGCTGACATTCTACTTGAGAGAATGTTCATCAATTTGAAATTACCAACATTCAAATCATCTTTTTTAAGTATATCATCATTTTTGATATGATATTCCGGATCTTCATCGATAAAAGAATATACTTCAAAAGGTATATTTGCTTTCTTACAGAAGAGTACAAGATTCAGCAATTGCTTCATTGTATTCGAAATATGGTGTAGCATGGATCCTGACCAATCAAGAAACATCACCAATCCGTGAGATTTGCCACCAGGAACAATAGTAAGTTTTTTGAAAATGTCATCATTGAAATTGTAAGAATAAATTTTTGACATATTCAAATCACCAGTTTTGGCCGTACTGGCACGCTTCATTTGGTCAGCGTTCTTGCGCATCTCAAATTCTTTGATGAGATAAGAAACAACCTTATTAGATTCTTTTCGATATGCATTGAAAGCTTTTCTGTTAACAGTAAAATCTTCATCGACATATCTCTTATACAATTTTTTATAATCGTAAATCAAGTGATCCAAATTTAATTTTGGAATATTAACATATACGTACTCGGTTTGTTTATCCGCAAAAAGTTGGCTTTCGTTACGACGATATGCATCATCCGTAAATGAACGGATTTCTTTTTGGCCACGAGCGCCAGAGTTGATAATTGATTCGAATTCTTCATCATCACCTTCTTCGTCACCAGACACAGGATGTTCCTCATCCAAATCGTCGTATAACGTATCTTCTTCATCGCCATATCGAGAATCATAATCGTCATAATCATCTTCGTCATCAGAATCAAATCGAGACATGATTTGTTTTTGCACTTCTTCTTCTTTTTCTTGTACAGATTTCATGTATCGAACGATTTTTTCGGCTACTTCTAAAACGTCTTCGTAAGTTTCAGTCGAATCAACTTCACGCATAAGCTCACGTTCTTCTTCATTAAATTGAATATTAAGAAGAGCGCCGCCTTTTGCAAAAAGATTAAGTCGGTCAATAAAATTCATTGAGTTGAGATTTTTGCCGCGAGTTTCAAAGAAGTCTTTTTGCATGAGTTCGTTATAACCCCGCAAAAAAGAATTTTTGAGCCCAGGATATTTGTATTTGATTTTACGTTCGATACGGCAATCTTCAACGACATTAATAACCGACATGTTCATTTTACGGTCGATAGCATCCATCATACCGTCAAGAGGAGTATACAGAGCATGACCAACTTCATGTCCCATGAAAAGGTCATACAACGAAGATGAAATATTATTATCGAGCGTGGGAACGGTGAGTACCCGATTTTTAACATCGAAACTTGCGGTACGGACGCCTCGTTGTTCAACCTTCAGATTCTCAGTCGCCATCAACTTGGCCAAGATCGATTTGGATTCCATCAAACTCATAACATCTCCTTACGTTAGGACTATATTATATCATGTACCACACAAAAAAATCAAGCAGAATCTTCGTTTTGTTGTTTTTTTGCAACATTTAAGTTTTTTAGAATGATATTTCCGTCTTCGTTGCTAAAATCCAACACATCTCCTTCTTTCCAACCAAGATCATCAATCATTTCCTGTGGAAATATAAGAATTCCGTCGCCGGATCCGTCTTTAGCATCTATAATTTTGCCTTCATAACTCTTATTCATACTGTTCTTTCAACTTTTGATAGTTTTCCTGATCTTTTTCGAATCCGGAAAGTGCTGCCCAACTTCGGATTACATCGTCTAGTCTTTTCCAAGCGGGAATTTCATCATTAATCTTATTTTCTTCGACAAAAAGTTCAAGTTGTTGTGCCATAATATACTCCTAGTTTATAAAACTTCATTTTTTCTGCCAAGTGAGGCAGGATTCATACCCTCAGACACATAAACGTAATTACTTTTATGTAGAGGAGCAACGGACTTGCTGATATTATCAACAAGCTCACGATCTTTTGCTGAAAGTTTGTGGTATTCACTCATAATACCTGACTTTGAGAGAGATCCTGTGACCCAGGTGTTCAGTGAATCGATTTTTTGTGTGGTTCTGCGATATGGTGCCGGTGCAGATAGCGAAACTGATGTTATTTTTGACAATTTTTTTGTCGGTTGATGGGATTTCAACCAATTTTCATACTGCTCGCGCTGAGCTTTCGGTGCTTTTTTTGGTTTTGACTTTGGAATTTTCGCGTGAATCATCATAAGACATACTCCTATAAGGCATGTCTGCATTATATAACAAATTTTAAAATCCTGCAAGCGTATTGTTGCAGGAAAGCAACATTATCCTGGTCTTCTTGCGGTGCGACGACTATCTTTTTCGTATTTTTCGTCATCGTACATTTCTAGGATTTCATCGTAGTTATAATTTTTTAATTTTTTAATTTCCGCATGTTCGCTTTTATTGCGTCTTCTTTGATTATTAAAATCGTAATCATCATTATAGTCTTTATGTTTACGGAACTTACCTACGAATTTGGTCACTTAATACTCTCCTTGCTTAAGAACTTCAAATGTAATACCGGATATTTTTGTTTCCGGCATGTTGTGCATATCCTCATCCGATATAAAATGTATATCAGCTGAAGGATAACAGAATTTAATTAATTTTAAAAGATTGCAGACTGTGCCATCTAAATCATTAAATTGGAAAACCTCATTTACAAATTTTAGGTTCTCGACAACTTCTTTTCTTTCGTTGTGGTTCATAACAGAACCACCTCGACACAGTTCCATAAATTGATCCGAATGTACTCCAACAATTAACCAGTCACCTTTGGTTTTGGCCTTTTTGAGAAAACGAATATCACTGAGTGTTAAGGGATCAAATTCACCGGCTGTGACAATTATTTTTTCTCGTTTTCTCATGGCAAAAGATTGGGGAAAGCTTCTTTGACAAATTTATAATCAAGACCTTTCACACCCAAATCTTTTTGGAAAATGCCGAGTATAATCTCAGCTTCTCTCGGTTCGATGGATTCTAACATTTGTACTAGAATTTCATTTCTTCGTTTGTCAGATACGGATGATGATGCTGGATCACCTTCTCGGAATAAGTAGAGTCTACGCAGTTGTGCATTTAAATTATCAAAGGTGATACCAGGTAAAATATCAGTAGGTATTTTATAATTTTCCGGAAGTTCTTTTACTTTCCATTGATACTGTGGATGAAATGCTAATTCTAGAACTTTTACGAGTGTTGGAGATAAATTTTTTCCAATTACATCCATTCTCTCTTTTTTAGATTTAGCAGTTTCAAATTCATCAAAAATTTCATAAATGTTTTTCATTAAAATTCCTCAATCACTTCCATTAGGTTTTTGAGTTTGTTTGCAATAAAATAATCCAAGATTTTGGAACGAGAAGCAGGTTTTGTCTCGTTATAACTATTTATGATTTTCTCTTTAATATCAACAGGGATGAAAGATAAGTCAATTAGAGTTTGATTTCGCCAGAATCCTACTTTGGCTTCACTTGAATAATTGATCGATTCTTCCGACAAGAATTTGTCTAATTTTGCTTTATGAATGGGCGTCTGTCTGAGTTCACGAACAAAACAATCACTAGGCGAAATGATATTAGGTATACCGTCACCCTTATCGCCTTTGATAATTTTTTCTTTTAGTTCCAAAAGCGGATCATCCGAAACAATATATTTTTTCATTGCTGGATTATATTGTTTGACTTTAAATTTATCGTTGTTATATCTCTGTAGCTGAAGAAAATCTCCATCGCTGGAAATAATCAACACGTTTTCATGCGCAGAATAAATTGGTGTCAGTGTGCCGATGATGTCGTCGGCTTCAGCACCTTCAACGTCGATAACTTTATACGGAAAATATTCTTTTAACTCTTGTTTGAATTTCGACAACATATCGAAAATCATATGCCAATCGAGGTCAGATTTTTCTCGGGTTTTCTTTCGACCTGCTTTATAAAAAGGAAAGAATTCTTTGCGCCAATACTTTCGGTTGTCACAACACAATACAACTTCACCATAATCATTTCGGAAGTTACGAATGTGCATACGAAGAATATTCAGAATCATATGCCGAACTAGACTTTCTTCCAGTGCCACATTCTTCTGTGAAGAAATTTGTGCCATCAATCCTGATAACAATACTTGGTTCAAATCAACAAGAATCATAAGGTCTTTCTTTTAAGTAGAAACGTCCTTATTGTAATACACTTCATCAAGTTTGTCAATAGTGGCTTTGACAAATTTTTTGGATGTTGTTGTTTTTTTGGCAACAAATCCATACCAATTTTGTGGTATAAGATTCGAAATATATTCCCTAGGATCCGAAAATATACCTTCAAATACATCTTTACTGTATACGCCGTCCCGATCAGATTTAAATAAAACGATATGCCATGCGGGACCAATGTCACTATTATCTATAAGTTTTCCTGGTTTATTATAAGTTGCCGATTCCAGGTAAACACCATCTT